ATCTTGACCAATGTCGGGCGCATCGAGGTCAAGACTTGGAGTGAAAGATATTGGGAGCAATGGGGTCGTTGTGTCTCAGTTTCGCAGTATGCTTCCATCAAACGGAAAGCAGACTTCATCTTCTGGTTATCAGTTGATGAGGTAGATTCCGATACACCAAAAGTTGCTTTCAGGGGTTGGTGCGAGGTTGACATCTTTGAAGGAATGTCACCGATTATGACTGGGGATCCTGGCAGAGAAGTCAGGAATTACCAATTGCACCCATCTGCGCTGAAGCCAGTTGAAGAGATGGAGAAGTTGCATGGATCGAGAAGAGACTCTTAGCGAGGCAATTCGCCTCACAATGAATGACAGAAATGAATCTTATGATGACCCGCTACGCAATCACACACGCATTGCAAAGATTTGGTCGGTCATCTTAGGCGTTGAACTTGATGCGACTCAGGTTGCGCTTTGCATGGCAGGGCTGAAACTGGCTCGCCTAGCCTACAAATACGATGACGATTCCTTCATAGACCTTTGCGCTTATGCAGCCATCGCCAATGAGGTTCGGCAATGAGAAATCTTGTTGTCCTAGTTCCTAGCCGAAATCGACCACAGAACATTGCTGATTTGATTCAGGCATTCGAAGAAACCGAAACTGAATCAGATTTGATTGTCATTGTCGATGACGATGAACCTCAGATGGATGCTTACCTTCAGCTCGGTTGCGATGTGCTGATGGTCGAAAAGCGTGGCAAGGGAATGGCAAAGCCATTGAACTTTGCTGCTCGTCACTATGCTCACAAATATCGCCATTTCGCATTCCTTGGCGATGATCACAGACCGCGCACAAAGAACTGGGATCTTCTATTCATCAACGCACTCGATGAACTAGGCACTGGCTTGGTCTATGGAAACGACTTATTGCAGGGTGAGAATCTTGCAACTGCTGTGGCAATGTCTGGCGATATTGTCAACGCTTTGGGTGGCATGGTTCCCCCAGACATGATTCACTTATATTTGGACAACTTCTGGATGACACTCGGCAAAGACTTGAATGCTCTCCGCTATATCCCAGAAGTTGTCCTTGAACATTTGCACCCTGTTGCTGGCAAAGCCGAATGGGATGAAGGCTATCGAGATGTCAATGCTCAAGAAATCTACTCAGCCGACAAGAAGGCACTCGATGACTATCTTGCCAGCGATGCCTATTCCAAACTTCTTGAGGCACTTAGATGAAAATTCTTATCACTGGCGATGCTGGCTTTGTAGGTCGCGCATTCCATAGACACTTTGAAAATCAAGGTCACGATGTTGTTGGGATTGATATTGTCAACACTTTGCCGATGGATGCTCGCGACTTCTTCCGAACCGACAACACGCACTTCGACAAGGTGATTCATCTTGCTGCTGTTGTTGGTGGTCGCAAGATGATCGAAGGTTCTCCACTGGCGCTCGCTGTGGACTTGTCCATCGATGCCGAGATGTTCGGTTGGGCGCTTCGCACAAAGCCAGGTTGCATCACTTACTTCTCATCATCTGCTGCTTATCCAACAGCTCTTCAGACTCACGATGTTGCCAAAGTTCTTGTTGAATCAGACATCAACCTTGATGAAATTCAAACTCCAGACATGACTTACGGATGGGCGAAGCTGACTGGCGAGATGCTTGCCAAACACGCCAGAAGCCAAGGTCTGAGAGTCCATGTCTATCGACCATTCTCAGGCTATGGCACAGATCAGGCACTGGACTATCCATTTCCATCCTTCATCGCTCGTGGCTTGAGAAAAGACAACCCATTCGAGATTTGGGGAACTGGCAATCAATGCCGAGACTTCATCCACATTGATGATGTCGTGGCAGGTGCTGAGGCGGGTTGCGAGGCTGGCATTGAAACCGCCAATCTCTGCTCTGGAATTGCCACCTCATTCAATGACTTGGCGCAGATCGTGGCAAAGGTCGCTGACTATGAGCCACGCTTCCAGAACCTACCTGCCGAGCCTTCAGGGGTTGATTACAGGGTAGGAGACCCCACCTTGATGAATTCCTTCTACACCCCACAGATAAGCCTTGAGGAAGGCATTCAACGCGCTTTTGCTGGCTTGTAGCTGACCCTCGCCTCAGTTCGCCAGCAAAATAGAAAAGACCCCCATCGGCTTCGGCTGGCGGGGGTCTTTTCGCTCTCTGTGAGGAACGACACGCCGAAAAATACTTTTTGCCTATTGTTCTCAATTTGACTTGTCGGGTGTAGCATTTACACCAAGAGAAGAAACAAGGATTCTTCACCGAACAGGGAGTAACAAATGGCAACAACAATCGAATTCAATCTTGGAGATGTCGCTCCACTCAACACAAAAGCAAGCAACAGCGATGAAGCATTGTGTTTCGCGTGTGGTCGCAAACTAGGCAAGAACGCATTTCATTTTGAAGTCAGCACTGACTGGACTTTGATTGATCCAAACAAAGCAAATGAAGATTCTCAAGGATGCTTTCCAGTTGGTCAAGAATGTGCAAAAAAGTTTGCACCAAATCTTCTTGTGAAGGCTTCTGCCTAATGGCAATTCAACTCAACATCACAGTTCAGGATTTATCTTTCCTCTACACAGCGAAGATGAAGTGGGATGCAGATTTTGCATCTCAACTTCCACGCTTTGAGGCAGTCAAAGGCGAGCCAATCTGGAACAAGTTGACCAACGCATATTGGCTTCCTGACTGGACAACGGCGATGATATTTCGCTCTTATCTCACATCAGTCCAAGCTGATTTTCAAATCCTTATTGACAATGCAGACGGCATCGATCCTTATGTCATCCTCTGTGGTTGGGAGTTCTAATGCAACTATTCATCATCATCATCGCAACACTCGCATTCTTGCCAATGGTTATTTGGCTCGATGGCGAACTCAACAAGAATGACGATTTCCTCGAAGTCGAGGAATGGCACAACTTTCAAACAAAGATGGGGAAAAAATAAAATGGGAATCGATGTCGCACCAGCCACAGTTGCTTGGATTCTGTTCGTATTCGGAACATCAGGCATGGCTTATCTCTTCGGCGGGTTCGTGTATTGGAATCAGCGTGAAGAAGAAGTCAAAGAATTGAAATCAGATTTGAATTGGGCTTACCGCGAAGCTGATGAAGTTCGCGAAGCACTCCACTCTTGCGCTTGCCGATCCAAGCGCAAACCTTCTGCGAAGGTATAAATGAGCAGAGCCAAGCAGAAGGGGACAGCAGCCGAGTCAGCGCTCGTCAAATTCCTCGTGGGACAGGGTTTTCCTGGCGCGGAAAGACGAGCGTTGACTGGCGCTTTCGATCAAGGTGACATCACAGGCACACCTTGCTTGGCGTGGGAAGTAAAGAATCACTCAACCTACAAAATCCCTGCTTGGATCAAAGAGACTGAAATTGAGCGAGTCAACGCCAAGGCAGACTTTGGCATTCTCGCAATCAAACCAAATGGCGTGGGCTTGTCCAACGCTGGTCAATGGTGGGCTGTCTTGCCGATGGAGGCGATGGTTCGCCTTCTTCGAGAAGCAGGATACGGAGATCCACTGTGACACTTCAGACTCTGTTGAACGCTCCATCGTTCCCTCAAGCCAAGTGCATGGAAGAAGACCCAGATTTCTTCTTTCCTGACTCCAAGGTAGAATGGGAGGAGCGCCACGAGCGCCTTCAACAGTTGTGCAACAGCTGCATTCACAAAGCTAGTTGCCTTTCATTCGCAATCGACAATCAAGAGACAGATGGATTCTGGGGAGGAATGACCCCACAGGAAAGAGAACATCTGATGACAAAGAAGGAGGATGGAACCAGAAGGTTCAGGGAAGTTCAGGAATACCTATCAAGAGGCTTGACCAAGGAAGAAATCGCTCGCAAGTTGAAGATTCAACTCGCTTCACTAGAGCGAACTTTGGAGAGAGCCAAGAGGAAAGGACTTGATCAATGAGTCGTTCAGTTTCATTGACCATCATCAGCATTTCAACAATCTGTCTGATGGTTGCAGTTAGCATCACCAGTGGGTTGACCTTTGCGGGTTCACCCAAAGTCAAAGTTGTCATTGTCCAGGCACAGCCTGTTCTCAATGATGAGCAGAAGGTCACGCAGTTTGTCCACAAATTGATGGTCAAGCGCCAAGCCGACTGTTTGATATGGATTTTCACCAAGGAAAGTCATATCAATCCCAAAGCCAAGAACAAGCATTCCTCAGCCAAAGGAGTCGGTCAGCTCTTGGAGTCCACATATAGGAACATCGGCTTGAAGCACTCAGCCGATCCACTTGCTCAGGTAGTCGCATCGATTGCCTATATTTCTCGCCGATATGGAACTGGTGGCGCTTGCGCCGCCAAATCCTTTTGGCAGAAGAATTCTTACTACTAGAAAAGGAAACAGGGGAAATGTCAACACAAATCAATCTGCAAATGGTTGATCTCGATTCAACAGCATCAGCCTTCCTGACTGCTTACATCGAGGCGAAAGCCAAGGTGAAGGAGTGGGAAGAGAAGGCTGACATCGCTCGCGCTCAAGTTGAGGCGGCGATGGGTGATTGCGAGGTCGGCTTGGTCAATGGTCGCGAGGCTGTTCGCTGGACAACAGTGGAAAGCAATCGCATCGATACCAAGAAGATTCGCGAACTATTGCCACCAGAGATGGTTGCAGCAATTGAAGTCACATCAGTTTCACGCCGATTCTCTATTGTCAGTGAGGACTAATGTTCACACCACTTGGAGATGATGCTTCGAATCTGGCTGACAGAATCAAAGCAGTTGTCAACAATCGCTCAGCCAATGCGCCTCGCTCACAACAGAAGCGCATTGGCTTGAGTGAGGTTGGTGAAATCTGTGTCAGGAAGGTTTCGTACAAACTGCTTGATTGGGAGAAGACCAATCCAGCAACCGATCCTTGGGCGAGTATTTCAGGGACTGCTCTTCACGCTTGGCTTGCGGAGGCATTTGATGATGTTTATGACGGAGAAGAGAACAAACTCTATCTAGTCGAACATCCAGTCAAGGTCACTGATGAACTCTCAGGAACTGCCGACCTTTTCGATATTGCAAACAAGATGGTCATCGATCACAAATGTGTCGGAGCAACTTCAATGAAGTCTCGCAAGAAAGGCGGGATGACTCATCAGCAAAGAGTTCAAATCAATCTTTATGGGCTAGGCATTGAAAGAGAATTTGGCGAAGGTTCTGTGGATAAGGTCGCACTCGCCTTCTATCCACTTGGCGGCAGACTCGATGGACTCCACACTATTGTCGAGCCTTACAACCGCCAGTTGGCACTCGATGCCATCACTAGACTTCAGGACACACAGGTTCTGCTCTGGCAGTTAGATCCTGAAGGCAATCCAAAGAACTGGGATTTGATACCGACAACGCCGAGCTTGTTCTGTTCTTATTGTCCTTGGTTCCTTCCTAACTCACAGGATGGCTCCAAGGGTTGTCCAGGAGAGGTCAATGCAGCATGAGTCCAGTCTATGAATTCAAGTGTCCAAGCTGTGCAATCAAGATTGAACAAAGGCGAGCAATCGATGACTCAACGCCAGCGCCAATGTGCGGGGATTGCCTTATCTATACAGAGAGAGTATTTTCAGCGACCCCAGTTGTCTTCAAAGGCTCTGGGTTCTACAAGACAGATTCGAGGCGATGATGGCTTTCAAATGGGAGACAGAATGTTTCTTGTGCAAAGCGACCAAGCCGATTCAGCACATCATCGGCAAAGAACCATATTGCGATGAATGCTACGAAAAGGTAATCAAGAAAAAATAGATTTGGCTTCATCCGAAGTCAATGTTTCACCCCAACCAAAGAAGGAGGACTGTCAATGACAAGTCCATTCACATCACCATCATCATCAAGTGGTGAATCAGTAAAGCCAGCAGACCTTCAGGGTCATCTGCTGATCATCAAGCCTGTCGAATACAAGACAGGAATTCAAACATCACTAGGCGAGGCA